TAGGAAAAGTCCAATAAACCATTTCAACATAATGATCTCTAATTCCATAGACTCTAAATACTCCTTGATCTGAATTATGAATATCAAAAACAGTATCGGGGATTTTATCGTCAATACGCTCTACGTTTGCTCCATTGCAGGCATGAATACCGACGTTTCCAACGCCAATACATACTTTATCAAAGGGAACTATGGAAAAGGTAGATTCTGCACCAAGTTCTGTATTAATTTGTTGCCAACTAAATGGAAATGCTTGGTTACCGGTATATACCAATTCCCATGTTGATCGTTCAAAAAAAACAACAAGACGATCTTTAACAAATTCTACCGTAATAATTGCTTCGGTTGTTGTAGCAAATATTGCGCTACCGCGTCCTGGAATATCTTGTCGCCATGCATTAACATCTAACGGAGATCCTAATTGTGAATAGCGCACTCTATTACTATAATTGGTTCCTGGTAACGGTCCGGCAGGGCCTTCCCATGTATTGAAAGCTAACAGTCTATTTTTGAAGGCAACAATAATACGTGCGGAATTAAGAAAGTTAGGCGTTGCATCTATTTGTGGTCTAAAGCTAGTCCATTGTATTCCGTCATAATAGCGCATGAAATTAGGTTCAAGTTCATTAAAATTTGTTACAAAGAAGATTTTACTTGAAGCATCATTGCCAAGCCATGTATCTGTCCAAAAGAACTGCGAATCGTCTCCTGTCCACACAGCATCACCAGGTGCAGCTTCTGCTGAAATTCTGTCCCAACCACCATTATATTGATAGGCATAGCGTGTATCAAAAGCTATTACAAATTCATCGTTGATAGAATTTTGATCATAAGTTCTCAATCCCATAACCGGGAACCCGGGATAGAAAAAAACATCAGTGTTATCGGGTAGCGCTACTCCAGTAATATTAAAAGCTGATCCTGTAGGACCAACTGTTAAATCATATGTTGCGGGAGCGACTGAATTGTCACTACGCAACATTTGCTGTGGGCCTGCCGCAGGATTATATACTGTAAATATAATATCACCAATACTAAAAGACTGCCCTATGCCTATAGGCATGTCAGTATCTGCAAGAATTGTTCTCACATTACCAGACCATACGCCGCCAGTTATAAATCCTATATTTATTCTTAGTCGAGACACCAATGAATTATCACCAATCCATCGTGATCCAAAACGTTTTCTTACACGTCCTCTAAAAACATATACATTATTCAATTCAGCGAAAGCTTCATCGGGAATTAGCCACGGTTTGCGATCTGTTTGTAGACCACTATTTTCATCATAAGGTGCGATAAAAAAACGATCTGCCATATCATTACATCCCTATAGCTAAATAACTAAAGAATACTGTTCCTGGAGGATTAGATCCACCAAATTTACTCACAGTAAAATTAGGAAATACAATAGTTTTGAGACCAATAACATTATTGTAAGAAGCGCTGGTGTCTAATGTTGTGGTCAGAACGGTAAATAAATTAGTGAAATTCGGAGAACCAGGCACATCAGCGTTAACATCTATAGTTACCGTTGCGTTTCCTGCGAAACCAATGTTAGCATGCCATTTAAACATGATACCCGATGGAAGCCGTGTCCATCCCGGATTAGACCATCCCGCAGAAGTAAATTCCACTATCTGTGCAGCAGTAGGCGCGGTCGATCCGGCTTGATGAGTAAATACTAATTCTGGTTGATTAGTTATTGCAGACAATTGTGAATATAGCTGTAAGATTCCTGCTTGCGTAGCTGGTACTGGATTTTGAATGGGAAAAGACACTTTATTATGTTGACCTTGGCCAGATATATTATAATCAACATGATCTACTTGAAAAGCTGTATCAATAACAGAGAAGTTCTGATTTATTGGTACGCGAGTTATGTTGAGCGTTTGCCCACTCAATGGAACATTATTTAAAGCCACAATATCTCCTTATACATGCTTCCAGATTCTTCTATGAATGATACTGCTAACGGTGCCAGAGGTTATATTAAATCTTTCACATAGGCTAGCATTACTAGCCCCTTGTTGCCATAGTCTTCTTAATTCAATTATATCCATTGAAAGCAATTTACTATGTTGACGTTCTTTTTCAATCATATCTAATGTATTTTCCATATGGCTTCCCACCCACAGATGATCAGGATTGACACAAGAAGGCACATCACATAAATGGCATATATACATCCCATCTTGAATAGGGCCATTGAATAATTCATAAGCCACACGAGATGCTATAGCGCTCTTATTTTCCTTAAAACATAATTTACCATAGCCACCTCTTTTAATTGTGCCTTTCCATATCCAACAACTATCAGTTTTTTCTACATATGACATAAACCTACAGTTATCAGAACAAAATGCTCGAGCATATTTTTTATAACATAAAGTAGAACACAGCTCACATGGATATTGCTTAACTTTTCCGGTTCTTTTTAAATATGCATTAATATATGCATGTCTTTTAGTATTTCCAACATGAGATTTCGAAACACTTTTACTTCGACATCTTTTGCATTGCTTACGATAATAATTTTTATCTTTTTTAGCCGCATTATCAGTTGTCAAATCTATCAAACAATCTTTGCACTTTTTGTTTAAAGTATTGCCACCATCAATAAGGCCAGCCGCCTCCACCGAAGAATCCTCCACCAAGACCATGCGTTTTTCCCTGAGTATAAATTGTGATCGTTCTCTCATTAGCCTGTTGTACAAGCGTTGTTCGTAATACGAGACGCTCTTGCTGCTTGAATTCGGGCATGATTAATTGTACACTATCCATATCCATTCTGTCTTCAAATATTTTTTTTGCGCTACCAAAAACTATATATTGCCACCATTGTTCCAAATAAGGCACATCAGTTGAATTAATTAACTCTGTAGGCCTCACATCGACTTCTAATTGAATAGAGTATGTTTTATCCGGTACCGGCCTAATGGTGAACTTGTCATCATAATACAACATACAAAGCGGTTTGCCGGGCTGATAAAGAATTCCTTCAAACCAAATAGTTGCTGCGGTCTGAGTAATACTCGGAAACGTTATAGTATATTGACCGGAAACATAATTAATAAAATTCGCAGGGTTCGGTATTGTGTCATACGGTGGCACTAAGGGAACATTAGCCTGAGTAAGATTTCCTATAGTGTTGCTAATAGGAACGTCTACCATGATCATAGATGTTCCGTTAGTGTCTAAGCAATTAAAGTTAACACTTTCTTGCAGGATAAATGGCACACCAGTTCGAGGGGGAATTATAGTTCCTACAAAAGGTCCGGAGGAATTATTACCCACTAAAAGGGTATCAGCAATAGTATTAGTTTGAGGATAATATCCATAAAATACATCACGCCATTGCGTATAGAAAGATTGAACACCTGCCATATACACCGGTGGATGGACTGCTACATATTTATTTCTAAAGTTATATAAAGGATCAGTAGGGACAGTAGTGTTAGTATCGTAAACATCTACGCCAGGCTGTGTATAGAACGTAAGGAGCGTCCTTAAAGAGAACAAGCGTAAATGTTCAGGAAAATCGTACAAAATAAACGTATTGATATACTCATCCAATTGAGAATCACTTATTTGAGAGAGGGATGGACTTCGTGTTATCCTGCGTATCTTCGTACGTATAGCTTGTAAAGTAGAATTTGCCATTACTAAACTCCAAATCCTTATATGTTTATATTACTCTAAAGGGTAAGGTACCCCGTTTAAAACATTTTGAGTAGCTTGAGTTAAGATACTATTTATTTCCCCAACTGGCACTACTTGTGCAGGGGTCCCAAATGCACCCGGTTGATAATCAGGAACGCTAAAAGCATCAAAGTTAGTTGTATCAATGTCGATAGTAAATTGCACATCATTAACCTTCGTAACAATGCCCTCTAATTCATTCGCCTGCGTCATCCCAAACCCATCAGGTACATAAAGACGAGCGATTAATCCGGTAGAATATTGATGATTACCAGGATTAACACCATCAAATGTAGTCGTTACCAATGCATTTTCAGCATTAGTTATAGAAAGTATATTTCTCATTGCACGCTGAAACACGGGAGACTGTTGAGCATAATAATTTGGGGTATTAGGCATCAATTACTCCTATGGGGAAGCAGTTACTTCTGTTAAATTAGCGGGATACATATCTACATCATCATCCATATATTCTAGTGAATGAAAAGCATAACGATGTACTTTTTTAGCCATCTGTAGAGTATTTGTTTGTATTCTTCCATCATTGCTCGTTGCTCCACGAATTCCCTGTTGCCCAAATTCACCTGGCATATGCTGGTATTCTTTATAAAAACAATTATTGTTCAAATGACGCGCAACGCCTCGTGGTAATGTGTAGCGTTCACCATCCCACAATTCATATACTTCGTTTTCTTGGCCAGGATAATATTTATAGCTAAAAATAACAGAGCCTCTGCCACCATTAGTTGCAGGGTTTTCAAGGTTTTTAAATATTCCTGTTACCATTTCAGAATCACGATCGCGCATCTTTTTAATTTGTTTCGCCAACTCTTCACGTGAAATCTTTTTGGTTGTTGATTGAGGCGTAGCAACACCTGATCTAACTTCTGGTTTGTTCATAATATCCCCTTTAATAAGTTATGGAATTGGAAAGAGAACGATTAAATCCTCTTTCCAATTATTCATCTATTCATTATCTACAGAGAATGATTTACCAGCAAGCCAGTAAATAACATCATCTTCGACTCCAGCAGGAGAGCCTGTTCCCGCTTGAAGTTGAATACCAATAATTCCGGTATTTACCGTAGCATCGGCAAGTATATTTGCGCCTAATTGAAGTGCTGTGGCAGTATCTTCACCTATTGGAACAACTTGAGCTGGAGTAAATCCAGGGGTAGTTGTCAACGGGAATGCAAATAGAGTAAAACCTGTAGTATCTACATTAACAGTAATTGTATTGGTAAAACCATTTTCATCAGGATCACCAATAGCAACAATAGTAGCTTCCACACCATCTAATTCTGTCATCCCAAATGTATCAGCAGTTATAGTAGGGACAATAAACCTGATAGATTGGCCTACGGTATATTCATGTGTTACCGATAATGTCACAATAGCTTGTGTATCTTGTGTAATATCAGTGATATAACGTGTTGATGGATAGAAATACGGATTATAAGGAATTCGACGGAAAGTACCTGCACCAGGATTAGCACTTGCTATTCCCTGCATAAAGGCAAGCTCAAAGCTTGTTGATGGAATGATATTATCAATAGTAAAATCTAAACCGCCCAATTGCTTAGCACCCACAGTAGAAAATATACGTACCACGTCACCATCATTTAATGACGAAGTACTAGAGGTATTTACCACTGGAGGAGTAGCACCTGTTATTCCAGAAAGAGATAAAGAAGGTCCTGGTAAGTTTACGGTAGTATCGATTAAGTAGAAACCTGCATTTGCAGCAATTTGAGCTACAGCAAGGGCACCAGTAACCGCGGTCTTAGTATAAATAGTACCTCGACCTTGCGTCATTCCTCGTTGCCAGTAAAATTCTGCTCCAGTACCTGCACCAGAGGCATATGATACTGTTTCATTTTTTACCCACATAAAATCTACACCGGTACGTAAAGGAATTTGTACTGCTGTACCAAGTGAAGTAAATCTTCCTTGAAGAGTTCCTGTAAAAACAACTGACATAGTATTCTCCTTATCTTAGCGTACAGCGCATGTTAATTATCCAGAGATCATTAAGGATACGCGGCACTTCAGCAAATACATAACCAATAGTTACATTTTGGAAAAGCGGATCCGAGAATACTGGCGGTCTATACAAGAATCGAGCGGAATAGTTATCTTGCTCAACGCATGCTAATGCTTCCATTCCTTGTACAAACACATTGTAAACATTATTACCTAATGCTGATGCATTTGGAGAAACAGATGCTACAGAAGAAAGCATGAAACGTACGTTATTAACACTTCCCCACTCACTCCTTAACACACGGTTATCATTTGGATAATTCCACTTAGATATGAAACCGTTAATATTATTCAAATCTGGTGCTAATTTAGTATGACCTAAAGCTAAATATGCATCACGAACTGGTCCAGTACCAAACTTATCTTCACCGCCGATAGTATCTAAAATCATCCACGCATCGTTAGTTAACAATGTGGAGGTAACTTCATCAATATCTGAAAGGGATAAATCAGTAGGAAGATCACCATTATTACCACCAGTACTATTATAGATAGAAGCAGTCGCCGCTAGCATATCACGAGTTAACTGATCTTCAGTCATCCGGAGTGATAGACCAAGCAATTCTGCTGTTTCATTAAGAACAGGGTCTTGGTTTTGTAAGGTTACTTGCTGATTTATTGCTACATATAGACCATAAAATGACATAGTAGCATCAATATCAACACGATTTAATGGGGTCGCTGGAGGAGTTGCACCACTTGGCCCAAGAGGAACTGGGGCTGTAGGCAATCTATCATAGCGCGCCATACGCAACGTTCTTCCACCTTTAGCTGGTAAACGTTTTGAAAGTGCTCCTAATTTCATAATAAGGTTCGGTGTTCTTACCGACAAAAGCACGTCATCAAAAGTTTGCTGCACAGGGGCAGGAAGCGTTGTAGGTGTAGTTATCATACACATACTCCTAAAATACAAACGTACACGGATTAAACTTTTTTATTTTGACCATGAGTTGGACGACTACTCTTTTCGTCCGATTGGAGTGGCGAGCTCCGTTTCGCCATGGGCCGACGACGCCCGGGTACGTCTGTAATTAGCGAGATTACATTACGCTATGATTATTATATACACGAAAAAGTATGATAGACAATATATTAGAGATACTTCAAGAGCTTTCGAGGTACTTACTGCACAGAGGTACGGTAATTATTAGAAGGATACTTTAAAAAAGCTCTTGAAGTATCTCCGATGAGGGTCCGTCTCAAGCTTTTGGGGGGTCCCACTCAAGCTTTTATAAAAAAACACATTAACTACTATCTTTTTTACTCAATATTTAGGGGATCCCACTCAAGCTTTTGGGGGGTCCGTCTCAAGCTTTTATAAAAAAGGGTCCCAGCAAAAGTATAAACTGGAACCCCCAACAAAAAAGAGAGAAATTTATTACTGCTTAAGACGCTTTGCTTCGTCAACCTGTTTACGTAATTGGTCTTTACGATCTTCAGTAAGTATACGTCTATCGTAGTCACCGACACGTGTCAATGGAGTATCAGAAGATTGAGGAGAAGCATTAGCGGCAGAACGAGGCTTAGCTCTATTCTCTTCAACTTTTCTATCAAGTTCTTGATATTGATCAGTTAATATACCACTGTTCTTTATTAATTCATATGCAACATAACCTTTATCATATATATCAGAGTTAGCCAATATAGTTCTGTATAAAGCAGGCTTTTGTTGTTGCAATCTTTCTAAATTCTCTTTGCTTACAACAGTTTCAAAGTCATTAAACTGGTTTTTAAGTCTCATCTCAGCTTGATGCATTGAATTCTGTTGATTATATTCTTCAAATTGCTTTTTGGTATTTTTCAGCTCTTGTTTAAGATTCTTTACATACTTTTTTAGATGCTTGCCTTCAATATAAGTATCATCACTCAGATCAAAATCATCTTCATCATCAATCTGTATCTTGTTATTATTTTGAGATTGTTGTGACATATTCATTTGAACCATGCGCTCTAGTTCAAGTGATCTTCGTTCAGCAGCCTCAGCACGTTCTCTCAAAATGCGCATACTGGTATCTTTTGGAGATTCTTGCGGAGTATCCTGTGGCTTTTCTACAACAGTTTCTTGTGCTGCTGGATATAAATGCTCAGATGCTTCGTTTAATTGATCAGACATGTTTTCTCCTCATTATCTAGCTTAATAACCGCGTCTATTTTTTCACCGTTCTCTTTTTTAACCCATGTGAGTAACTCGCCATTTTCCATGAGAATAACAAACTTTGCCAATTGCTGAGTTTCTTTATCGGCTAAGTACTTGGCTTGATTATTTATTATATGATAATACAAAATTTGATCTGGTATAGACCATAAAAATTCAAGTTCATCTGTTACCGTTTTATACTTCCATACCGACTGCTTATACACAGGTGTAGGGCATGATTTTCTTGCGAGCGGTATAATTCTCGGTTGCCTTAAAACGCGATCAACAATAGTTATCAGTACAATATAAAAATCTTTACCAATATAACCATCTTTATCCTTAGCTTTATATGCGGTATCACGTATGCGTGCCATAATATCAGGTTCCATCGCTTGACGATATTCTATAATATCGGCTTCAAGATCGAGGGCTAAACTATCATGCTCTTGGATTATTTGACCAGCTAACTTTTTTTGCTTCATACTGTTCCTCAAATTATTGTTCACCATTTGCGTAATATATGATAACGTTATTCAAAAGTAATTACACGTTCGAATTTTCAGGAGGCACTCATCATGTTTTAACCACACCATGGTATAACCACAATGTTCTTTTCTTTTCTCGATTTTATTAAAGACAGTCACATTATTCAATAAGGATTATCATGAAAAAAGTTTTAGGACTTTTATTTCTTTCGTCGTCGATTTTCTCAATGCAAGTAGCTACAATCAAAGATAGTTGCTTAAAAGTAAAAACAATTCAGCACAAATTAATTAAACAACGTACTCCAAAGTCACCTCTGAGCTTAAAGGATATAAAACAGCGCTCTCCTAAATTAACTATCGATGTAAAAGACTGTATTAATCCTTCTTCATTCTCTGCCCCTAAGGGATTAGGCGATATCAAACTTTTTCATAATGAAAAAGGATTCCATGTTCTACAAAACAATAATATGCACCTAATAAAATCATGGAACACCGATAAACTAGTTCGTAAAGCAACAACACTCGACATAAAAGATTTCCAAAAAAAGGGATATTTTTATGTCACCCAAATGGGAGATGGGCAGTTTGAGCTTAAGGTTATGGATCGCGTAAAAGGTGGTGGAGTCCTTGGAGCTTGTATCGGAGCTTTCTTTGGCAAAGCCGCTGTTTATGTAATAGGTCATGGAGCTATCCAAATAGCTGCTGTAGCGTCAGGACCTCTCTATTTTCCAACATTATGGGCGCTTGAAGGATGGCTTGCTGTGCCAATTGAAGCTGCAAGTATGAAAGCGGCGATTACTTGCGGTATGCTTGGCGCAGTTGCAACAGGGCCCGTATGATCGGATTCAATATTATAGCAGCCAGAAGGATAGTTCCTTCCCTATTTCATCATCAAGGTTCACCGGATGACTTCTGGGTGCATGTAATTATATTAGCAACGCTTCTTTTTATTTTTATCCTTATTCTTCTATGGATAGGATATTTTGATAAAGAATAACCCTTACAAAACAAATATCCCCCGAGAGTTGCAACGGGGGCTATTTGTTAGCTACAAAAGAGGGTAAGTAACTATTTTTTAGATTTCTTTTTTTTAGCTTTACGAGATTCACTTAAAGCTATCGCAATGGCTTGCTTAGGGTTCTTAACTATAGGTCCTTTTTTAGAACCGCTGTGTAGTTCATGCTCTTTAAATTCATGCATAACTTTTTTTACTTTAGCTTTCGCTTTAGTAGTTTTCTTTACCACTTTTTTAGCAGTTTTCTTGTGATGATCATCGTGATCGCATTTATATTTCATACTACTCGTCCTTTTATCGTATTAAAGTATGCTCACGTTCTTGTTTACGCTTTTTTAATTCGGGATACTTTTTGTACACCTTAGCTTTTATGCCTGCGGGATTAGAAGCAAAATGTGCTCGTGCCAATGCATTTCGAGCGCGCTTAAGTGTGTTGATAGGGAAAGAATATTTAGATGAGCTGCCAGATGCCCCGGCAAAGTCTTTAGGACTGACAGTTTTATACTTGCCCGTACTGGACGATCCGCGCTTCTCACGCATCTTTTCTTCTTTTCCACGGGATACTTTCACCCCCCGAGCAACAACAATTTTCTTTTTAGCCATAATATTTCCTAAAAGAGGGAAGTCGTGACAAAGCGTCACAGCTTCCCCATTGTCAATTACTGTGCCATTGAAGAATCAAGGAACCATTCTCTAATCTTCTTTGAAGATGGTATAACTTGATTGTCTTGTCGTTTATCTTTAGGAGTATTTAGTATATTATACGCGATCTTCATGCATTTCTTATTAGGTCGCGGTGCTTGCATCGCTTCTCCTAGTATTTCTTCGGTTCCATTTCTCGGCCAAAGTCTGCATAGTCTTCATGCATTTGCTTTTGTGCGCCATAGAATAGATCATCTACATAACCCATATGATAGTTAGCAGCTCGTGGCCAATACTCATCGATTATACCGCGCGGAAGTAAACAAGGTGCTGACATGTCTTCCTTGATCATAGCTCCATCACGAGCCATCATCTTACGACTTTCTTTATAGCCTGAATATGCCTCACGCTTCTCTAGTCCACTTACGGTATTAGGCACCGGATCACTATTGTCATACCGACGCTTCATTACTTCTTGTGAAGAATGGTGTCTTTTTTTTGCCATTATGCGGCTCCTTTGTTAGAAACTGCGCTATTACACGCAAGGTACTACCTCTATCTATCCAATTCAGAACTATTCTGCAAAGGCTGAGGATTACTTATCTCTTCTTTTCTTGTTGACTCATATTGTTTAAGCATTCTCTGTAGTGAGATTATCTTTTCCAAATGCGTTATGTCTATAGTTTCTATCTCTTTCATGGCTTTTGCAAAGTTTAGCAATGCCATCTGGTCATCTTTAACGGCAGCAGCACGACGTTCGTCTGCAAGCGCTCTGTTTTCGTCAATACGACTGAAACGTTCTGCTCCAAGACCTTGATCAGCCATGGTCCGCGCTTGTGCCAATTGCGTACGCGCCTGTGATTCTTGTATAGCAGATTGCGCTTGTTGCTGTTGCATCTGTTGAGCTTGTTGTTGTTGCTGTTGCATCTGTTGAATAATTTTATCTTTGTCTTGAATTGTTGCGGCTTCAATAAGACATGTGTCAGGAATAGGCACACCAAGCTCTTTAAGTTGCATAAGCTGAGCAAACTGCATTTGCTTCTGGGACTCAGTGTTAAATCCAAGCTCTACCATGCAATGGTATTTACCAAAGGCTTTACTATAAAATAATGGTGCGGGTTCTTGGCCTTCTAAAAGATTTTTAACCTTACCCGGTGTATAATTATGCTGTATGACTTTCATAATTAATTCACCGAGTAAGTTTTGAGAAAAATCAAGCCTATCAAATAAAGGTTGTAACGTAGTTAGGCCTGCACCTTGTCGTAATGCTGATAATATACCTGCTTTATCATCAAGCGCTGAACCCATAAGCTCTTCATTGATACCTGATACTAAGTTCATTTCCTTCGAAAATGTATCCTGTAACTGAAAAAAGTACTGGGGGATAGCAGGCGGAGTAATTTGTTGTATATCGGTCATAGCCGCTTCTTCCTTTAAAGGAATTATGCGACCCTGTCCCGTCTGAAAGAGATGTTTAACATCAACGGGAGCATTTTCTTTAAATATAAATCCACTATTTACCACCGATTCGGCAGCATCAGCAGATAGTATTACTCTACGATTGAATAGAATTTGAGGATCCCGTAAAGAACGGCATATGCCTTGAATACGACTATAGTAGTAGGGCATCATTGGATTATAGTATCCAAGCACTGGTACAAATGGATAACAATCTATATTTAAACTGTTAGGTCCATCGTAAAATACCTTGTCTTGAATCATGATTGCCATACGCACGGTAGGAATATCTTGTTCGATCATAGTTACTTGTGGGTAATGATCTAGGAATGTTTTCACATCCAAGTCTGTTTGATTGGTAACCTCAAATGTTTCACCCGTCATTTTGTCTACCAGAAGCTTTTGCTTTCTGTAGTCGCGGTAATAATATTCATCGTATGCAAGTCTATTTTGCTGTGTTTGCCCATAGCTTTCTGGCATATATTGGAACCGACCGTCACGCCCTGTACCGGTCGGATTTCCCGGAAGAGACATAATCTCTTCGTATCTATCAGGCATTAATGCAGCTGCTGCACTATGAGAGAGGTACGATCTTCTCCAAACAAAAGAACAATCGGATAGATCTGGCTTGCGAAAATACGGATCAATAAAAAAGCTATTATATGAACAATTGTCTACTTTAAGATCACCTGAAACAGGGTCATTGCGATAATCCATATACACATGAAGCAAGTTCATACCTGCTATACAACCGCCTTGGTGGAATGCTTCGGAGATAGTTTCGTAGACACCTTCGCGTTTGTATACGTTGAGTAGTATTTTACTCCATTGATCAGCCGTCTGTTGATCGCCATTTTCCAATGGAACTACTACGGTTGATTTTCTATTTCGTCGTTGGTAACCAGAGACCATGTTACATAAAGGACGAACACGGTTAAAGTACCACGAGCCTCTATTGTTGTTGGGTAATGATTGATTAAGGTCGGCCATCAACGATGTGTCACCGGCCTCAAGACGAGTATCTATTGTTGCTTCGGTCCAATATATTTGCCATATTGATTGATTAGCCGAATAGTCCGCGTCTATCTTTTTCTTTATAGCGCCGTAACTCTCATTCAATGATTCGGGTTGCCGTATCAACATTTTTATATCCTCTTACTAAGAGCTCCTTTCATCAGAGTCTAGAAAGAAGTCTATAATGTTTTATGACCAATAACTACTGTTGATTAATAATTTATTAAAAAGAAATCCACGACCCTCTTAAAAGCAGTGTAATCAAAACTATTATCATAAGATACACATTGGATCATACAATTGCGTGTTGTACTATTAAAAAACAAAAAACATGAATAAAAAGGATTATGTAACTTAAAGAACAGAATATCCCCAAGTTCATATTTTTCATGTACAAACGAATGCTTATTATCTTGCGCGCATGATAACGACAACGCAAGTATATAGGAAAGCTGTTTATGATTTAAAGAAATCTCTTTGGGTACATTCTTATAAACATATGCATGAACAATCTCTGTATTCTGGCAACCGTATATATTACTTAGTGCAATTAAAGCGAAAAGAATTAATTTTATTTTCATTATCTATACTTATCATATATAGGATCATCCCTGAAAAATCGAGGTAGATCCTGGTTATTTCCATACAATGCTTGTGCTTTCTTTCTATCAAAGTCTTCTGCTGACATACCCTTTTTTGTTTTATGAATGGACATACATAAATACCGTAATGCATCGGCATAATGATTCGCCCATGACTTAACCGGCTTGGGTAGATACATCTGTCTCATCTCATCCCATTCTTTTCTATAGTTCTCAAGTGCATTAATAAACGAACGACACTTCTCCGCATCTATCCACAGCTTATTAAAATGAGTCCATACGTTTTCTATGCCGTCAATAATACCTACTTGATCAACAAGGGTAAAATCAATACCAAGCTGTCGCGCTTTCTCATACCGAGTCACTGCGCCCCCACCCCATTCTCTTACCTTAATATCATGAGGAGCGAAATGTTTGCCGTACTTATATGGCTTATCTTGGAGTATCTTTGCATAATGATCTAATCCAAGGTTGTTGTTTGAGTAGCAATCGATGATACGAATAACGCTTCCGTCACCAACAACATTAAAAAAAATAATAGTAGTAGCATCATTGACTCCGATATCCCACACGGTATAAACAAGTAACGCTGGCTCCCAAGGAATATGGCCTATTTGCCCACGCAATTTCAATGCATCGAGATGAGTTCCGTAAAAGCTTCCTGAAATACCACGCTCAAAGCTACATTCATATTCCTGCAAGAACAGGCCTTCATCCATCTGAGCACGCTCTTGCATCAGTACATCATGGGGAATGTGCCCAATCTCAGATGCCTTGTGAACAAATATCGTCCATTCAGGGAGCTCTTGAGTAACTTTCCACATCTGCCAAAAATGATTCTTACCACGAGGAGTACCCACGACTGCGCACCACCCTCCATTTGCTGCCAAAATTGGCCGTATAAACGAGAAAATATCTGGTGGCATTAAACTATATTCGCTGAGTATTACCGCGTAAGGATTGGTTCCTACAAGCGAACTATCGTAAGTATCACCGCCAATTATCTGCAAGATAGATCCATTCTTAAATCGTATCTTCATATCAGACTGGTTTACCGATTCAACAAGCACTGAAGGAAGGTAATCAAGGAACTTAGTTCCATCGATTGCTATCGCATCAAAGATAGCTTTACGGCCTTGGCCATACGTAGGCAATACATAAAACACTAAACATATTTTCTTTATGCATTGTCGAATAGCAAGATTCCAAAAAAGGATATCCTTACCCGCACGGCGGCTTGCAATGTATAGAATTCGCTTAGACTTTTGTCCTTCGACTAAGTCCCAAAGTTCTTCCTGATACCATCGCAAAGAAAACTTGTCTAAAGCTACTTGTACTTCTACACTCATTAAATTTTAATCTCTCTTCTTCAATTTAATACACTATCATTTAAGCACCCGCAAGGGCATTCAAATTTTCTATTAAAATTACATATTATCTGTAGCTTAAAATGTATTTGATCTTTGTAAGCCTCATTAAATTTGTCTAAAGATAAATTATACAAACGAAGTTCTTCAGTTAACACTTCTACAATCAAATGCGCTCATTCAGGATGTCCCTGATCTGCACTTCTATAGCGCTCATTCCAACTTAATGGTTCTTTGCGTTCAGCGACAGGCCTACATGAACACGATGCATTTCTTTCTTCTAACTCTTGCCCAAGCACATCTATTCTTTGTTCAAGAGCATAAGCCTTTAAAGTCCAATTTTTATTTAACTTATCAATCTTATGATTAAGGGTAATATTTTCATTACGTATAGCATTTACTTGATCAACAGAAGTATACGATTGCCACGACTTAATCTGTGATTCAGCGTTTTCCCATTCGTCTTGTAGCCAACCACATCGTCCTTCCAAGTGCTTAATGATACCTTCTTGCTCTGCGATCTTTTTCTCTAATTCTAATTTGTCCATTTCTTTTCCTATGCTTATTCAGGCTGCCTACTAATCTCTTCATACCCAATAACACATCGCTTGCATTGCTGACCACATGGCGATTCTGTACATGCGGTGCATTTCATATCCTTCATATCACAAAGGGTAATTAGTTGAATGTGAAAGAAGTCCCCATACTTCTCATTGATTGGTTGCAAGACAGCGCGAAGTTCATTAATGAGTTGTTGCTCAAGATGATCAGTCATCATTGTCTTCCCTTCTTATATTATAATTAGGTTGCGAAACAAACATTTTCACTTCTGTATCTTCACCACTACCATTTTTAAAATACGAAACCAGTTCAATATCACCACTTCTTTCACAACCAGCTTCTATTAAAAAAGTATCAAGCTCATCGATCTTTTTGAAAATATCTTCTACCGTTATTGACATGGTTAATTCCTTTTCTTTTCATGCTTTGATTTAAATTTACCCACTTCGGTTTCGAGCTCGACAATCTTTCTTTCAAGATCAGCCGTTTGATAATCATAGATAGCTTTCAGTTCCTGAATTTGATTAATGAGCCCAAGAATCTGCATATTCAACGATTGTATCTTTTTGTTGTCATCAAGACCTGTTTGTATCAATAAATGAAGTTCACGCTTACAATCTTTATGACTGAACGATAATAACTCACGAAACCACGGTATCATACTTCTCCTTCACTGCTATCACTTAACATCTCTTCTTTACTAACAATTCTTGGTTTAACATCACTGATGATGAATGTATGCGCCTGCTTCTCTTCTTCTTTCTTCATATCAGAATGATACTTATTAATCTCATGCCATTCTGGATCATATTTATGGAGATCCTTAAAAACAACATCTTTATCAAACTTTCTCAGAAGGGCACCCTTCTTTCTGCGTGATGCGAGTATTAACTTTGCCATTTCAAAAGCATCTTTGATGTCTTTATGTTTATCAGCCCATTCATAAAGAGTCGCTCGTCTCATTTTCATTGCAATCGTGAAATCGGTGATCTCTAAACTGTCTTCTTTTGATGCCCATTCAAGTAACGTATAAGTAAATCTTTGACGCCAATCAAGCTTATTCGGAAACAGCATATATGCATCATTAGCTACAAAATCACTCCATGTACTCACATTAGTCAATGGTTTTATTTCTATAGTATGATTATCTGCTTCTTTTTTTGCTTTTGCCATTCTATACTACCTCAGTAATGATCAGTTCCGTTCTTGGTTCCTTATCATACACTTTTTTTAATGACAATGAACAGATTACTCGATCATCAGCTATCAACACATCTTTCATTGCTTCTAATAAGAATTTATAAAGATTCTCAAGGTGTGGCACATTTGCATGATATAATATTTGTTTGTCTTTGGTTACTCTTTGGGTGACTGGCATGTAAAAGGTAGCTTCAATATGGATAGGATTGCTGAAAAAGGGTTCATCATTATGCTGTTGGTTTAGATAAAGTCCAAAAGAGATCATATCTTTTGTCTTTAAAACATTATCTCTACGCGTTGCACGTTGCCATGTTATCGGAGCTATATTGATACAATATGCTTTGCTTCTCATTTACTTCCTCTTTTTTTTGGAATTCTTCTGCTTCCATCAATTCCTGTTTGGCTTTCTCAATACTTCTTATCAATAAACCTTTCAAATAAAAAGGATCTGGGCCAGTAAATTCTTCTAATCTCTGTTGAAGAACTTTCACTTCAGTTTTCCATTTCTCTACACGTTCTTCAACAACAGTCAACCGTTGCATCACTTGCCACTCGCCAGGCTTACATTTGTAGGTATCCTGTTGTCTGGCTTTTTGAATAATCAATGGTTTTCTATCAGTTCTTGTATCTATGCCAACAATCTCACAAAGGTTATAATACCACTTCCAATCAGGTTTAATGGCATTCCCTTTGCAATGTTGAGCAGCAAATGCTATTAACCATTCCATTCTGCTAGAAACATAAGAAACTTTTTTACTTTCAATTGCAGTTTTTGCTTGATCATAAACATACTCCAATGTTTCATCAGTAAAAGCTGTAAGCTTAAACTGTTCTTTTTCATCAAGGGCAAGCAAAGTGGTAATCTTTTGGATAATTGGCGTGATTATGTGTGCCATGATTTCAGGATTGTGAAGCATGTCTTTTACTCGAGGATCATGGCGATTGTCTAAAATCAGTTGCTTCTGGACTGAATTCACTTTCATTCCTTTTTTTTGATTATTTTTGTTTTGTGTGTGTTCCTTTCTTCCCGCGGCTATGCGCGAAGATACAACAACATTTCTACTAGATAGACTAGAGAATACAGGAGAAGACTTAGTCTGTGGGACATTTCTATACGAGTAGATAATTTTTTTATTATGATCTATTCTAATCCCATGTGAATCATAAAGAGTTTGATTGTCTAAAGATAAGGATTGAAACCAATGAGAGAAAGAAAGTTTAACATTTTTGATGGAGTAATTATTGGGGGCGTACTTGTTCTGTTGATTTTTGGTTATAAATCCATCTTTCAGGAACTTGTTCGTGGCACGCGTTACTGTTTTCGTAGAGCAGCCTATGGCAAGAGCAATAGTTTCATTTTTGAGAATAATCCACGGCTTATTACGGAACAGTAAAATATGGAATGCAGCTTTTTTCTGATATTTTGTAAGTGTGGATAGGTAGCTATCAGTGCTTCGAGTATAATCGGTTTGTAAATCTTTTGGAGCAAGTCTTGCTACCGAAAGGTTTTTTTGAAAAAGAACTTGATTTAATTTATTTATATGGTACATTTTAATTATATATTTTTAGTGGTGGTACATTTTAAGTATATATGTTGCTTTTTGGTTAATATCTTTGCCATCGATAGCCTCTATTTTATTTGTAACGTGTCTTAGCTCGAGAAAAACTAAAAATATGCGTTATGCAATAATTTAAAAGATAAAATACTGGGACGGGTGCAAATCCGTCCTAAATATTTCACTCGTAATATCCACTTGACAAGGATATTTACAACATTCTATTTAAACTTCAAAATTTGTCCAGAAGATTTTTATTTACTATCGAAAATAACCATTTTTATCAAGTTTATACCTTGATTATCGACCCAAACATCAAATAATGGCAATATCTGCTGCTTAGACCATCATATTTCATTGATCCGATCTATTATTTTTTATATCATCTATTTTATTTTCTATATTTTCAATATCAACCATTAATTCATCAATACGAGCACATTCATTGTGCATATCAACAATTTTATAACCTCTACAAAATTCTTGTTGCTCTTTAGTTAAATGAAAAATTTTAAAGCTTTGAGGGTTTTCTAATAATCCATTAGGGTTGTATGGATTTTCATATTTTTTACAATAAAAACAAACTTTTATTTCCATAATATTCCTATAAAACAAAGTATATAAATTAATATATCTCCTGAGCGAATTCTAAAAAAACGATCATCGCACATTAAAAGATCTGCACATACTTTTGTACAAAGTAATACAATAAAAATATCTCTTGCAGAACAAGGTGTGTCCATATTAGATCCTTTATGATGTTTTAATAATCACATTCACATTCATTATCATGTGTATTTCTTGATTTCATTAATAATTCATGAGGATAATCGATATCAGCGATTGATATATACGCTCTTACTCTCGCAATTGGATAGATATTATACACATCTCTTTGATAAGGTTTATTAATAACTAATGCGCCTTCAATATTAAAGGATCTTATTTTAGTAGGAGCATATAAAGAAGACCATCCCATTCTTCCGTTTTCATATTTACCGGTTTCTTCATCATATATTCTATTATATTTTACTGTCGCCATCGCAACAAAAGCTTCTGAACAATCCGAAGGTTTAAATAAAACTAAGTAAACCTGATTTAGTATAGGTGGTGTTACTTTAGGATCAATCCAATTCATATTATTCCTTATTCTTTACTATGTACGATTTAACTTCTTCATAACGTGAAAAGGGAAGATCGCTAAGATTATGTATCTTATTGCTCTTCAGTATATTTTCATATAACTTTTTTCCATTTGAGCATGATTTTAACTGGCTATGCAAAAAATCAATCTCATCTTGCACCAGCAAGTCAGGCTTTTTATCAATATGTTTTTGTTCTTCTTGTCCATCATCATCTTCAGCAGCAATTGCACAAAGGGATAGAACTGCATACTTCTTCATATAAGTATCAGCAGCACCTTTAGCTTGGTTGCCTGGCTTTTCACTTTCAGTGACACGACAATCCTCAATAAATTGCCCTGTCTCATCATGTATCAATCGAGTATGCATATATTCTATACCTGTATCATTAGGCCGCTTAAAGTGGCATATAATGATTCCATGATTATCTAAAGCACCCTCTACAGCCTTATATATAGCACCTATCTTTGCATATTTAATATTCTGGAATTTATTATCACCATCAAAGCCAGTAGGCCTAAATTCCCTTTTGGCCAAGCGTAATGCTTTAGCTATAGCTCGTATATCTTCTGACATTGCCGGAGTATTACTTTTGATTATTATTTGTTCCATCAAATTCCTTATCTTTAATGCAACATGTTCTATGAGAACTATAGATGTACAAATTTTTTATTATCATATCTTGTAATATTATTATTTCTAATTTTAACAACCAAAAATATATAAAAGATATACCTATAGAAATAGCAAATGCTAATAAAAACATAACCATATTTAATTCTCTTTCTTAGTCATTAGCAGTTGGTTCATATTGATTCCTTTTATCAACAAACATTTTTAATTTTCTCATAGTTTTTAATGAACATATCTCAGGATTTTTATTGACTCTTTTCCATGTTGAAAATGCTATGTCTAATTCATCAGCCAAATCTATAACAGACATCAATTCATTTTTTCGTATAATTTCAGCTTTTTCTAAGTAACTTTTAACGTCCATTCATTTTCCTATTATCGATAATATAAGTTTATATTCAATAGTATATCTATATTATATGCTAAGTCAATATACAATATATATACATAACATAGTATTGACATTGGTGTTTTACCCTATATACTGAATTTATAAGTCATTTAATAAAGAGATAAATATGCAAGAGAATAAAGATATTAATTCAACTATAACAATAAAAGAGCTAGCAGATCAATTACAAAAAAGAATTGATGAATCTGTAGAATATTTCATGGCGGATTATGCTATCATGAAATCTTTATACAACCGAATCGAAGAGTTGGAAAAGAGAATGGCCGCCATTGTTACAGAACTGGAACCTGTTCAATCTTTGATTTATACTCAAAATCCAGGATTAGAAAGAATATTTGAATCTCTCAAACGTATTTATGGAAAGGATGACAGTGGAATTGATAGAGAAACTCACTAATGAATTAGATGTAGAAATTAATCGCACATGGGATGAATACTTAGTGCTTCATACTGAACTTGATGTATATCGTGGCAAGCCAATAGGTGACACCAACTTAGAAGAAGTTAATAGAATATTAAAAGGCATTCAAGAAAAGTTTGCTCTACTATTTCCCGCATATCATTTCATTGCAACTCGTCATCAATATGTATCAAATGCGGTAACTTCTTATAATGAATTTATTGAAACGATTAAAAAGTCAGGCGCAAAAACAGATGATCCAACAATCATCACAAGTTAATAATAAAAAAGATAATTGCGAAATAATTACGAAATAATTGCGAAATATGGAACAAACCAATATCTACCGTTCATTAGAAATAAATGCGATTATGGGAGCGCTTGCCAAGGCCCAGGGCAGTTACAAAAAACTTATTGCTAATCAAGATGCCCCTGGAGGTAGATTTGCCAATTTACAGGCCATTCTTGATGCTGTAAGAGATTCTTTATCAGATAATAGTCTCGGTTTCTTTCAATTCATAGAATTGTTAGATGAGGGATCCGGTGCGGCATTGTTAAAGACAACTATTGGCCATGAGTCAGGTCAGTATATAGCATCATGTGCTCGAGTGGTTACCGGCAAAACAGAGCGACAGACCGGAAACATCTATGAGATCCATAAAAGGCTTCATGCTTTGATGCTTCTTGGAATCGCTCCTTCTGGCAATGATCCTGTTGCTTTTGATGACAATGGTGAATTAATGGCAGAACAGCATCTCATATCACAATTAAGAAAGCCAGACTCACCTAAAAAAGAAGAACTAGATCGCACCGATGTCATTAATAAAACACAGTATGAAGAGCTTCTTATCGAGCTTAATGGGTTTGAAAAGATAGCCAAAGACATCATGGAAGTATACGACTTGGCTACATTGGCAGATTTGCCTGCTTCTGAATATCATAGAGCTCGCGCTAAGATATTGAAAATAAAGAGAACTCAAGAAGATTATTTAAGGAAAAAATAAAAGCACTGTGCCTATAAAAAAGAAACTCCTCATTTTTTTATAGGCGTCTCCCATGGTTCAGGTTAGGTTCCATGGGAGGTTCTTCGTTTAAGCACAGTGCGATTTATTACATCAAAGTGCATTAAAATGATCTTTTAGTCAATTAAAACAGACCCCACAGTTAGTTTTAATAACTATGGGGAAGTGCAGTAGATGAGAAAGGAGGGATGATGCAATATTATCTTAACCTACTAATTGTTCGGTATCTACTAATTGCTCAGTTTCTATTGATTTTTCGCGTGCAGCTCTATCTTTATAATTAGGCTGTGCAAAAACTAATTGTGCATATTCTTCAGGATCAATAGGCATCATTTTAACGCCGTTTGCAGCTAATTTAATATCCCATTCAGCTTTGAATCGCTTAAAGCATTCTTCATATTTATGCATTAATACCCATCGAAGACGTCGTTTCATGTCTTCATCAAATTCATCTGCATGTATATCATTTTGAATAACTTGCTTTTGTACATCTGAGAGAGTAAATAATTCTTTATCGTCTACGGATATTTTCATTATGATTCCTTACGTTATTATTTTATTCAGATACAAGCATACCGCCAAAAACAGTACCTACAAATCCTACTGGACCTCCTCCTCCTGCTCCTAAAATTCTAACCGTTGATGATCCAGTTGGAAGATATTTTTGCACTAAAGCATAGTCTCCAGCATCCAGATGAGTATAAAAATTATTTGATTGTTGAAGAAGAACCGAAGATGATGCTGTTACAACTTGTTTCATATTTGAATAGTTAGCCCAACTAACAAGAAAATTTCTTCCTGCTGTATTTAAACGTATACTGCAATCAACAGGAGCAGGAGCTCCTAATATAAAATCATACAATACCCCAACGGTAAAATTATATAAACCAGTTACGGAAGCGGTGAATACCGAAGTACTCGTATCAAAATCTCCACCTAAATTAAATTCAACGGCATCATATCTAACGGTACTTACTGCTGATGGTGCTGTATATGTATTAGCTAAATATGCGGCAAATGCTGGGTTATTTCCGCCACCACCAATTGCCGATATAGTTAATGTGCTTGTTCCAGGGCTTCCTGCTACAGAGATAGTAGTTCCATCACCTCTAACATTAACATTTCCTGCTGTTGCAGAAACTGCTCCACCACTATTTCCAGTAAGACTCGTTATTACACTTCCACCACCGGCTGTTCCAAGCTGACCTGCTGAATCAATAAGAACTGGAATAGCATTGCTAATGCCGGTAGTTATACCACGAATACCTGCTATGAATGTTTTATTAACTTGTCCAGTACCAGTTCCCGTGCCCGTAGCAATACGGCACACATTTGATTCTGCAACAGTCCCAGAAGTATTTCTTCCGATACATATATTGGAACTTTCACTTGATGCATAATTAGATCCAGCACTTACTCCTAACAAAGTATTAGATGATCCTGATGTAATTCCAAATGCTGCTGATTTACCAATAGCAACGTTATTTGTTCCAGATGTTAGTGATGACAAAGAAAGGCTACCACAACCAGTATTGTTGCGGCTACTTGATTGTTGTCCAGCATTGAAGCTGCCCGAATCATAACCGACGAACGTATTTTCTGATACATAGCCACCAAAATTATGTAAGAATAATGATCCGTTTGTTCCAAAGCCATATAATCCGGTAGATGTTGTAGTACCCTTTAATGCTGTTGCAGTATTTGCATTACCACACAGGAAATTACCTGAGCCAGTTGTTATTAAAGATCCGGCCTGTCTTCCTAAGAAAATATTAGATGATCCAGTAGTAAGAGCAAGCGCGCATTGATAACCTAATGCAGTATTATCAGTACCTGAAAGTGTTGCATTTCCTGTACCAAAGCCTATAAGAGTATTTCTACCAACATCAGTAACTTCAAGTTGAACAGTATCGGTAGAACCAGAGAATAATACTGTCGCACCGGCATCTTGTGTTGCATTATTCGTTATAATATTAATCGTGCCACCAGATTCTATAGCACCTCCATCATCAGTAGTAAATACAGAAGCACCGCCACCACCGCCACCACCAAGTGCTGTCACTGTTAATGTATTGGTTCCTGGACTACCAACTATTGTTACTGTTGTTCCATCGCCAACAATATTAATATTTCCAGACGCTGGCCCCACAGCACCACCACTATTCGCAGTAAGCGTTTGTACCATAGTAGTACCACCATTACCCACAGTGCCAAATTGACCGACCGAGTTGATGAAAAGAGGAATGCCATCGTTAATAGTTGGTGTTATGCCACGAATACCAGATATAAATGCTTTGTTTAATTGAGCTGATCCCGCCCCGGTTCCAGCCCCTATACGCAATGTATTTACGTCTGCGGCAGTTCCAACAGCATTTATAGCTATATTACTTGTTTCAGTGGATACATAAGAACTTCCTGAAAGATATCCAAGAAGAACATTATATGATCCCGATGTTAATGCAGTACCAGCACCATAACCGAGCATGGCATTGTTTATTCCAGAAGTTATAGAATTGGCAGTTAATGTACCAAGCGCCGTATTCTTTGTTCCGGTGAGCGTAGCATTACCAGAAGCCTCACCAATGAGAGTATTATCATCAGCATCACTCACCAGCAATTGAATTGTATCAGTGGCACCAGTAAAAATAACTGATGAACCACATATTTGTGATGCGTTATCAGTAATAATATTAATAGTTCCCGCAGCAGGTGCGGCCGATCCGGTATCAGCAGCAAGCACCGTAAGCGTACCACCACCACCACCAATTGATGAAATAGTTAATGTATGTGTTCCCGGGTTACCCACTACTGTTGCAGTCGTACCATCACCAACAATATTAATATTACCAGCAAGAGGACTCACCGCCCCCCCACTGTTCCCGGTTGCGGTAGAAACAAAAGTCGTTCCGCCAGTTCCTACAGTACCAAGTTGTCCTGTAGAACTAACAAAGAGAGGAATTCCATCGTTAACTACAGGTGTTACACCACGAATACCAGAGATAAATGCTTTATTGATTTGTCCGGTACCTGTCCCTGTTCCCGAAGCAATTCTTAATACATTTGATTCTGCGGCGGTTCCTGCTACAACACCAAGAACAATATTATTACTTTCAGCACCTACATAAGCAGATCCAGCAGTATAACCCATCAAAACGTTATGTGCTCCGGTGACTAAATCAGCTCCAGCATTGTCCCCTATAACAGTATTATTGGTTCCTGTTGTTAATGAATTGAGGGCAGATACTCCCATTGCATTGTTCCGAGCGCCAGTAGTTAATGATTGAAGTGCTCCGGATCCAATTCCATCATTTGATGCATCTCCAGCAGCCCCAGCGAGAGTAAAATTACCCGCATCTGTGCCAAGGAATATATTTCCACCATTAGTAGTGCTTGCATCAACGCCAGGATAATTATGTAAAACTGTAGTGCCTACTGCACCAGCAGTTATCTCCACAAATTCCGCAGCTCCAGCAAATCCTTCCCCGCCAATCAATGTATTAGCACTATCACTTATTGTTAATAAGGTCCCTGCTCCACTACCTACAATGATATTATTTGATCCGGAAGTTATTCCAGTTCCCGCAGTTCCACCAATAATGGTATTATCATCTCCTGAAGTAAGAGCGAATGCGCTTCCTTCTCCTAACACAACATTATCACCACCTGCTATAGTAGTATTTCCGCTACCTCTACCAATGATAGTGTTATCATTGGAATCAGTCACATTAAAGGTAACAGTATTACCAGTCGCAGAAAATGATACAGAAGATCCTGAGTTTACACTTGCAGTATCAGCTTCAATATTAAGAACACCGGCTGCAGGAATTGCGGTACCGTCATCAGTAGGGAATGATTCCGCGGCGATTCCACCACCAACTAATGATACAGTAAGGGTATGAGTTAAAGGATCACCAGTTATAGTTACACCAACATCATCACCAATGATATTAATATTAGAACTAGGATCAGCAGTAATTGGGCCCCCAGTATTACCAGTCAATTCATTTAAGGCACTAATTCCACCGGCTTCTAATTTAGACCAGGTAGCTAATGAGCCTTTTGAACCGACAATACCTTTGAGCGATACAAGCACCCAAAGACCTTCATCAATTGTATTAAGCCAAAAATCTCCCAAAGACACATTATTAATATCGTATTGTGTCGGGTCTCTATCGCTAAATGTATAATCTGGTGGTTGAATTGCATTTGTTCCGACGTATGCGGTTCCTTGTTTACCGCCTAATCTATTACTCATTATTACTCTCCCATTTAATTATTATTATTGTGGGTAGTTATCGCCATTATTGAGACTATCACTTTTTATAAGTTGAGTGCCCTCTGGTGCTTTCCAATTAGATTCTCCATCCCATATGATAACGTTAATAACTACACCGTCTTTTATAATTGCATATCTATACATAGAGAATCCTTATATATATTCTATGACTATAATTTTTCCATTAGCACCATCGCCACCTTTTCCTGATGCAGTAGTAGTAATACTACCACCACCGCCACCGCCACCACCACCAGGAAAACCACCATTTCCACCATTACCGGCGACTATTCCTGCGCTTTGTCCACCACCGCCACCACCACCTGATCCACCAGTCATAAGACCACCAGTAGTTAATGCTGGATTTCCCACCGCACCATCAATAGTGCCACCGTCAATACCACCTGCACCACCTGTTAATATTGATGTACTGAGAGGATTCTGTATAGCGCCACCATTACCAGCTTGTTGAGGAGTCACCGTATTTGCACCAGAACCTCCACCACCGCTACTAGAATTCATTATAAGTCCGGTAGAACCACCTGCGGCTGTTGGAGTATTTCCTAAGTTAATTGTTCCTGCGCCGCTAGATTGTGATGCAGCAGCAGTAGTATATCCATAACTTATTCTTCCTCCAGCAACAGCGGCAGCAGTACCTACACTACCACCATTACCACCAACAGCGACAGAAGTATTGGCAATATTTCCAAATAAAGATGAATTGCCTGGATTACCTGGATTTCCATTGCCAGATGTCACAGCAGTGCCACCAGTACCACCAGCACCAATTGTTACCGTTTCAGAAGTATTAAAAAATGATGCAGGAGCTTCAAAAAAGAAAGCACCGCCACAACCACCGCCACTACCACCACCAGAAGTGGCAGTTGTTGCACTTCTTCCTGAACCTCCACCACCTCCGCCACTCCATCCAATCACTGTTACAAATTTTGTATTAGCATTTTTATTCCATGTGCCAGAAGCAGTAAATGAGGTAACAATAACACTACTGGTAGCAGTACTTGTTCCAAGCTGTCCACTAGCATTCATTACTACTGCAATCGGAGTACCGCTTGGAGTTATGCCATAAACACCGGTTGCAGTAACACCACCAGATCCTGAATTTATTGTTGTTGCTGATGTAGTATTTGTACTACCTATAGTAACCGTTTTAACACCAGCACCGGTACCCACGTTTACTGTATTTGCAGTAGCATCAGTTGATATGCCTACTGTTCCCGTTCCTGAATTAGCGGTAATAACTCCATTTGTAGCAGTTAAAGTAATACCAGCGGTTCCTGATTTTATTGCAGTAACAGAGGTAGTATTTGTACTCCCTAAAGTGACCGTTTTAACTCCGGCACCAGTACCTATGTTTACTGTACTTGCCGTAGCATCCGTCGCTAATGATACCGTTCCACCATTGGCAGTGATTCCTGCAAATGTAGTAGTAATAGTATTAGCAGATCCACCAAATGATAAACCAGTTGCACCACCCGCTAAAGTGATTGCTGGACCTGTTTGTGCCCCACCGGTGTCACCAGTTATTGAAGTTATACTCGCCGCAGCAGTACCAACAGTACCAAGTTGACCATTTGAATCAATATATACAGGAATACCATTACCGCCGGCTGGCGTTATGCCACGAACTCCTGAGATAAATGATCGATTGATTTGACCTGCTCCTGATCCTGTTGCGCCACCCAACCTGAGGGTATTTGATTCTCCTATAACGCCAACACACGTGTATCCAAGACATATATTATAACTTTCACTACTGGTATAAGCAGATCCGGCAATAGATCCTAAAAGGGTATTACCTGTTCCTGTCGTAAGATCATCACATGCAAGAGCACCCACCACTGTATTGTTCCCACCTGTTGTTAATCTTTGACATGACCCAGCTCCAAAACTAGCGTTAAAATTACCGCCTGTTAAAACTGTTAATGCCCCCTGCCCAATGCCAGTATTGCTTGTACCAGTTGTTAATACACCGTTACCAGCACCATTTCCTATAAGTGTATTAACATTAGTATCAGTGACATTAAAAGTAACCGTACTTCCCGTTGCAGAAAATGATACTGTTGATCCTGCATTTTCTGTTGCAGTTCCCGCTACTATATTAAGTACTCCAGCAGCAGGAGTTGCTGTACCTGAATCAGCTGCTACCGATGTTACACCACTGCCTCCAACAGCTTGAAATGTTGGAAGAAATCCTGCGCCATTTGATGTTAAAACTTGTCCAATAGTTCCAAGTCCTGCAATAGATTCAATAGCAGTCGTTGGCGTTGTTCCTCCGCATAAAACCGCAAAGGCTGTAAAAGATTCAGCTTCTGTTCCACCTTCTTCTACCGGGAGGGGAGATATTGCTTTATAAGACATAATGACTCCTTAATATACTTCATAACTAGTATTATTACCGAGTAAAGAAATAGCCTGATACGCAGAATTCATTACAAAAGTAGTAGCACCATCGATATTAACTGCACCACCGACTGTCGTAACAGTAATATTATTTATTGCTGCTGAGCCTGTTCTATCTTTTATTACAAATGTCTTACCAAGAGTTGCTGCATTAGATAGTTGAATAGTAATAGGTCCTCCAGAACAATCAACGCTCAGATATTCATCAGTAATAAGTACAACATAAGGGCTTGTATTAACATTGGTATAGGTAAAAGTTATTGACCCAGAACCTGATATAACAATTGAATTGGCACCAGGAGTTACGGTAATACCACTTCCGCCAGTGATAACAGCAGTTCCAAGTTGATTGCCACTTTCAGTGACTACCGTAGCTACAGAACCTACATTGACTCCATCGATTCCAGAAATAAATGCTTGAGAAAGTTGTCCTGCTCCTCCTCCAGTTGATTGACCAATGCGTAAAATATTTGACTCAGCCGCTATTCCTATAGAACCTATTAATATATTATTACTTTCATTAGCTCCATAATTAGTACCTGCATTAGATCCAATAATGATATTATGTTGCCCATTGCCTATTGAATTTCCTGCATTGAAACCTAAAAAAGTATTATCTGATACATTTATTAATGAAGCACCAGCAGATCCACCAATCAGAACGTTACGAGTACCACTTGTTAATGAAGTTCCTGCGTTAACACCAATCATCATATTATTATTTTCAAGAAATAATGATGCACCGGCATTTTCACCAATTATAATATTATTATTGCCTTCTAATAATGAAGCTGCTGCAGATCCACCAATCATAATATTAGAAATACCTTCAAATAATGTAACCCCTGTATTATTACCAATAAAAATATTATTAGATGCTTCAAATAGTGAAGAAGCTGTATTAGTCCCAATGGCAATATTACCAGTGCCATCAACTAGTGCAGGTCCAGTAGAAATTCCAATTAAAATATTACTAGAGGCATCTGTCATTGAATTGCCTGAACCTTCACCAACAATAACATTCGATCTTCCGATAGTAAGAACTGATCCACAAAATTGACCTACTATGGTATTATTCGCGCCTGTTATTGTATTATTTCCCGAAAGTGAACCAATAATAGTATTGTTATTTGTATCAGTCACATTAAGTAACACCGTATTTCCAGAACCAGAAAATGATACCGATGATCCTGCATTCAATGCTGCATTATCAGCTATAATATTAAGTATTCCAGCAGCAGGTGTTGCCGTTCCAGAATCAGTAGGAAATGAAGTTGCTCCTCCGCTACTAAGTGCTGATATTGTAAGAGTATTTGTTCCAGGACTACCCGTTACATCTATTGTTGTGCCGTCACCAACTACATTAATATTATTTGAACCATCAGGTCCTACTGCCCCTCCGGAATTACCCGTAAGGGTCTCAACTATTGTTCCTGGTGGTAATGAAGATATGACAAATTTTCCCGCTTGACTCATAGGATATCCTTTATACTTGTGAAGCGTATACTACCGTTACATATAACGTTCCTATAGTAGGAAGATTATCCGCTGCTTCTGCTTTAACATAGATTCTATCGCCTTGGGGTTGCTCGAGCAACCCACCAGAATTTGATTTATTGGACGTATAGTCATATAAAAAGAATCCGTTTGCAGCCACTATATCGTGATCATTAATACCATCAAGAGAAACCAAAATGTTTTTATCAGTATTATTGGTAACCTTGAGTATCCTGACTGGATTTTCAAAAGGTAATCCAACTCCTGCATAGACTCCGGAGATTCCCGAAAACAGTATACTTCTTAATGGTTCATACCGTGCACGCACTGAACTTGATACATTACTCATGTTATTTCCTTATACGTAATAACCTGACAGATAAATATTACCAGTGCCAGCAGTACCCTTTATATAAACTATCGTGCCCTTAGAGAATAAGGCTACCTGCGCATTAGGCTGAGAGTTGGTTTGAGAAGGTAACTCAAAAACACTATTTGCTGGTATAAATTCATTATTATCAATGCCGTTATAGCTAATAGTTATTGCCGCACTACTTGCATTAATAATGCGAATAAAGAATGGAGCATGGGTAAAACCGGAACCATTTAAAGGCGCATAAAGTGCGGTAACAGCAGACGATAAAACATTACTGAGCACGAACGATTTTACTGAGTTTTGTGCCATATTATTCACCTACAACTTCTGGCTCAACTGCCACTATTTCTGGTTCAGTTGCTACTGGTTTCATAGCTTGAATTGATTGTTGAGAGAGTTCATTTAATTTCTGCAATATTTCAAATGCTGAGTCAATTGCGCTTCCCCATGTTGCGCCATGTTGCATTTGAAAAGCAAAAGTAAAATCGTTTTTTTTAACTTCTAATGTGATGTATTGTTTTGTTTCCATGAATTATCCTTTTTAATTATTAATTTTATTTTAAGCTGCGCAAGTAATATTAGTCCATGTTGTACCAGCATCGGTATTAATATAAGCACGTGAAGTTGCATTAGCTGCGGTTGTATTGAGATATAATGATCCTATAGGGGCAGTGACTGTTCCACTTGGACTACCAGCACCAGAAATAACCAATACTCCACCAGGTAAGCTAAGCCCACGACCAGCAGAAGTTACGCTTAAACCATTAGCTGCTGCAACATTTGTACCAGTAGGTGTATTAAGTGTTAATGTAGAAGTTGCTACCGTTGAACCAATTGCAGTAGGATGCGCCGTTGCATTAGTTCCCAAGGTCAATCCAACAGTCCCAACATTAATTGCTACGGCTGTTGTAGTTGTACCATTACCGATCGTTATGACTCTTGCCGCAGCACCAGTACCTATGTTGATATTTTGAGCGACTGCATCATTACCGATACCAATAATGCCCGCAGAAGAGTTTATTTCTAAAACGCCTGCTGAATCGAGTAATAATGTACCGCCGGAAGCAGCAGTAAGATTGCCTGATCCTGAAAGTAAACTTAGAGCAGCTGCTCCGGTAGCAGAACCTATAGTAACAAGATTAGCTACAGCACCTGTGGCAATATTAACTGTTTTAGCGCCAGTACCACCCGTTGCGATATTAACTGTTTGAACACCTGTTCCTGGAGCAAGAGATACTGTACCTGTCTGTGCACCAGTTCCACCAATAGACACAGTACCTGTTGTCATAGCAGTACCAATTGCAACTGAACCAGCTGTTTGGGTATTGCCAATAGCGATTACGTTAGCAGCTGCTCCACCAATAGAAATAGTCTTCACCGCAGCGCCAGTACCGATATTTATTGCTGTTACGGCAGCATCTCCAGAAATTCCTATAGCACCAGTGCCTGATAAAATACTAATCGGGCCATTAACTGCACCAATTAAAAAACCATTTGTTCCAGCAGCAAAAGTCATTCCACCTGCTGCATCAGATGCACTGATATTAATTGCCATAGCAGAAGCTTTAGCACTTGTTAAATCAATTCCACCAACAGCAGAAGTTAATGCTATAGACGAATCTGAAGTACCTTGAGTGTTAAAAAGAGTTATTGTTTCTGTAGTTCCACCATTAGTAACAAAACTAATAGCAGGATTAGTATTTGAAGTGGTTGTAAAACTTATAGCACTTGCAGACGTAATATCAAAATCTCCTAATACGGTTACATCACCATCTACTTCTAAATCAGATAAAAAACTTACATCTCCGGTAACCTGGAGCGTACCTCCTATTGTAGTATCACTCGTAACATCGAGGGTAGAAGTGAGTGTAGTTGCTCCTGCTGCCAGCAATCCTAAAGAAGCGGTACTACCGGGTGCCATAAAAAGATCACCAGCATCTATATTAACATCGCCTGCTGTTACGGTTAAATCACCAGGATTTACTGTAAATGAAGTCGCAGAAATAGCACCGGCGCTAGCGCTTGTCCATGTATTTATTCCAACTTCTGATGAAGTGAGAATGAAGAATGAATTTCCTGTCGTATCCACCCAAATTGCCCCCAGCTCAGCTCCGTCCGCAGTTGTTGGGACTCTATCTTGAATGATTGGTTCTTGTTGTAATCCTGTCAATGGATTTGGGAAACCGTAGAGGTTATTTCGACGCGGTCGTTGAGTACTCATTACTCTCTCCTTATGAATTTAAAATAATCTTTATAACAGTTAATTACATTTCCTATTAAGAAACAAATAACTTGTCTTTTTTGTCCTAAACTGTTAACATAATAGAAGAAAGGAAATAATATGACAGAAGAAAAAAAACGCTATCAAATGGCTTTTGATGTGAGCAAAGAAATGCATACGCATGTTAAAGTATTAGCAGCTATGAGAAACATAAGTGTAAGTTGTTGGATAGCTAGAGCTATTACTGATAGAATAATAAAAGAAAATAAATATAATGAAAAAAGTTATAATAAAAGCTGTATGCCTGAATTGTAATATAGAATTTATCAGTAGAAAAAATAGAGAAAGAAAATATTGTTCTCATAAGTGTTCTTCTCAAAAAAGAACCACGCCATTAAAAATACGGCTTTTCAATCATTGTTCTATTCAAAATAATTGTATAGTTTGGAATGGTGCTTTAAATGAACGTGGATATGGACTTATAAATATTAATAGAACAAAAGGTACTACTTCAACCCATAGAGCTGCTTGGTTTATCCATTATGGATCGTTTCCAAAAAATCTTGTACTTCATACTTGTGATGTAAGAAATTGTGTAAATATAAATCATTTAAAAGAAGGAACGGCTCAAGACAATACAGATGATATGATGAGAAAGAATAGATATAAAATGCCAACCCTTCGTAAAGGGTCTCAAAATGCCAATTCCGTATTAAATGAAGAACTGGTATTACAAATAAAAAAATTATTAAAAGAAGGAAAAAGTGTTGCTGAAGTAAGTAGAGTTTTTCAACAACCTTTTACGAGAATATACGATATAAAACGCCAAAAGACCTGGAAGCATATTGATGTAGATATGTTTTCTGATAAAAAGTATAAATTCATTCCTGCCATAGGATCAAAAGCTTCCGGTGCTAAATTAAATGAAACTCAAGTTATTGAGATTAAAAAATTACTAAAAACAGGAATAATGCAAAAGAAAATAGCCGAATTATTCAATATTCGTAAAAATCATGTAAGCAATATAAATACTGGCAAATATTGGTCACATATAGTTTAGGAATAATCATGAACGCATTTAAAATAATTAAATTAACCATAGAAACATATATTTTAATTGGATTACTATGTTCAGTTATTCCTATCTCTGCATGCATTTTGGGTTTAATTTATAGTCTAATATATTATCTTGCAGCAAACTTTTTAGCTACTTTATCTAGTTTATTGCCAATTTTATCTTGAACTTGTTGCTCTATATCGATTGGAGCTACTCCGCCGTTCCCTTTTATTATAGATCGTGCAGCTTTTGCCTCAATTTGAGTCAATTCATTAAGCGAACGTATATTCTCTATTAATCTTTTTTTACCTGAATCTGTTTGCATAAGCGTAGGAACTGTTTGCATAAACATTTCGACTTCTTTTTGAGTTATTCTAGAGCCAAAGTATTGCTTAGCATTTTTTACAAATTCACTAGAAAGTTTTTCAAATTCTTCAATATCAGAAGACTTCCCTGACCACCATTTTACACCGCCCTTCATAAGTTCTGCCAAAGGAGCAGTTAGTCCACTAATAAAAGGAGCGCTCTCAAGTTTAGATAACGCCGACCATAAAGCTGCATTGGGCAAATTGCCTTTATCTATGAGAGTTTCCATTTTTCTAAGCCTTAAGTCAGCTTCTTTCACAGCTTTCTCTTTGCCTTTTAGTTCATCGACGTATTGCTTAGTCTCTTTAATGTTTGCCGTTCTTTTAGCAAGTTCAAGCTTCTCACGCTCTCTTTTTTCCTTAGGTGAGGTAAATAGATCATGAGCTAACTTTGCTTTGTCTGGAGCCATTTGCTGTTGTTGTGGTAACTGTTGTTGTTGAATTTGTTGTCCCGGTTCTTGTTGTTGAAACATATTAGACTGTTTACCATAAAGTTGTTCTGGCTGTCGAAGAGCTTGCAGTAATTGTTCTGGTCCGAATTGTTGTTGCTGAGGTTGTTGTTGGCCTTCTAATTGTTGCATGCCACTACCCATGCCGCCCATTTGCTGTTGGCTAGATTGTTCGCTTCCTTGCATTAAAGCTTGAGGATTAAGATTTTTCAATATAGATCCACGATCTTTTGGATCTATATTAGCTAAAAGATTAATAATATTTTCTGGTAAACCAGAAGATTTTAACCCTTGAGCAAAATTAAATCGTTCCTGTTGGTCTTGATACTGTTTTGATATTTGAGCTAATTTATGCTGCGCTAACTGATTAAGACCGGTACCCAATGCTTCACCAAGTCTACCGCCTGCATTTGAATCATGTATTACTTGCATAGTTTCCCCTTAACCTTGTAATTTTCTTAATGCGTTATTCATCATATAAGACTGATAGAATGACGGAGCAGCTTGAGCTGCGCCGGCGAATAAGTTCTCTCCAAATCCAGGCTGACTACCTTGATAGAAGTTTTCAAATCCAGGACTCATACCTAAAGCTAACATCTGTAAAGCATTCTGTTGGTTTTGCATTCCATATTGACTTTGTAATGCCGCCAAAGCTTCTTCTAACCCTGAACCAGCTTGACCTAACTGAGAAGCAAAAGCAGGAGAGCCGAGTGAATTTTGACCCATTGATGTAAATCGTTCAGCAAGAGAGGGAACAGTTTGTTGATTAAATTGGCTTCGTGCTTGTTGTGCGATAGGAGCAAATCCAGCGGAGGGATTTTGTAAGCCTTGTTGTCCTTGCTGTAGGAGAAATTGTAATATCTGTTGTTGTTGCGGATTAAATCTTGGTGCTTGTTGCACTCCGCCTTCTTTTCCACCGCCAAATAAACCTGCAAGACCGCCACCAAGAGCGCCTACTCCAGCACCAATAGCAGTACCTATTCCAGGAACCACACTTCCTATCCCTGCACCAGCACCTGCACCACCCAAAAGTCCTTGTAAACCACCCAACCAATTTGCCATTATCTCTCCTTAATTTTTACGTTAATTTCAGTTGTCTACAAACTGTCGACAACTTGTCGACGATTCAAATACTAAAGTAGTTTACAATACTCAAGAGTTACTTGCGAATCAGTAAATGTAACACCAGAGTTATTGTTTATAAGTACTTGTGTTGCAGTAACGCTTACTTCTATATTATTACCAGCTGCTCCTGCAAATGGCAAAGGATAGCCAACAAGCGTACCAGTATTAGTTGCAGCCCCTGAAATAAACATCCATTGGAAAGCAGCAGTGACTACAATATTATGATTAACCGCGGTAACACCAGCACCCAAAGCACCGGTATTAATTGTTTTGATAAATCCAGGACGCAATTGCAATGGGTCATTAGGATCAGCAAGAGGATTATAAAATAGCTTTCCACTGACAAATTCTTGTTCAATATAATAGCCAGTTACTTTTGTATTTAATGCAAGCGCAATATTATTAACATTTTGATAAAGACGAACTAAAAGCTCTTTAAATTCAAGACTATTAACTTCAACGTCATAAAGTTGTCCTATATCCCATATGCTAGTCGTAGGAATATATGAGCCTGTATTAATTTGTTGATCTGGTATATAAGCCATTATAATCTCTCAATATGAATAATGTCTTTTAATGTTTTTTTAATTTCATAATTAACATATGACTTGAGAACATGAATATCATCTTCCGATTCTGCAAACATTGTGAGTAAATTGGGTATGTTGTTGTTAAATTCAATCAAAATATTCACAGAATCCATGACTTCTTGTGTTGTTTTGTTCATATATACCTTTATTGGAATCTTTGACTTGTAGGAGTAGAATAAAAACACATTGCATGTAGAGCAAATCCAGACCGCATTACCGGAATACTTCTCATTTGTGCGTCATTCATAATCAATTGCAATTGTATCACTTCACCGTCAGCTTGAAAGTATACAGGATGCCACAAGCGAACAGCATCCGCTTCAAATGGAATCTCGGGATACGCAAACGTATCTAAGGTTCCGGTTCCTAATAATACGCCATTACCAGCGCTATCTTGCAATAGAGGAACAACTGAGGTAGAAACATAGAAATCTACTTGAATTTGGCCAGCAGGAGTATTATCAACCATGAAATCTACCTTGGAAACATAGTTGTTTCTACCTTGTTTAGCATAGAAATTATATTCTTTAGTTCTGATAGATATTTGACTAACTCGGGCTATTAAACCACCGCCACTATAAGTTCCGGTGAATGGAGCTACTGGTCCGATTTCAAACGTATCAGAATCTATGACATTAGTTACTTGAAAAATAGTATTATTAAGGCTATTTGAGGAATCAGACCATACGGCATTTTGAATAAAAATATAATCTTCATCTCTTAAATTATGTTGTATAACGGTCAGCGTTGTTATAGTACCAGTTAAAGTTACATTAGTAATTTGTAACACAGGAGCATTGGTAGTCTCTTCAGCATCGCAGATAAATGTATAACCTTCCTGGTTTCCGGCAATAACTTGTCTAAACTTGGCCGAAATAGCACCGCTATCCCATGTATCATTATCATCCCAATTAACTGTTTCAGAGTCCCATGTTACACCACTAACTGGTTGAAAGTACCCAAAACAAGTAATTGAATCATCATTAAATGCCCAGGTGCCTGTTTTATAGTTTAATACTAAGACCCTGTTAGGGTAAGGAAAGTCAGCGTTAGCCTCAGTGCTAGGAAAAG